GAACGTGAAATGCAAATTAATAATGCTGTAATCAATCAGGCTGAAGAATATGCAAAAGCCAGTGGTTATGAAACTGCACACTTGTACACTGTAAGTGTTTTAGACAATGGCGAAGTTGCTATTGTTAGCACTGATTATGAAAGTTTACTTGCAGATGGTACAATTACAACAGATACAGTTTTCCTAAATCCTGGAGATACTGGATACAAAGGTTATTTGGTAGGCGATGGGTTTCCTCCAAACGGAGCATTGTATGGTTCAGGAACAGGATTTCCAAGTGCTGCAAATGCAGGCGATTATTTTTTAAGAATAGACTTGTATCCAAATAGGTTATTTAGATATAGCGGCACAAGTTGGCAAAAGGTAGAAGACGCAGTGAGACAAACACTAACACCTGATATAACAAGACAAACCCTAAAAGGAACCTTTGTAAACAACGAAACAGTAAATAATATTGCTGGTGAAGATGTACAAGAAAGACAAGCATTGAGTAAAGCACTCAAAGTTAGGGCGGATACCTAATGTTATATTTTTATGATGGACAAATACGTAGATATCTAACACAGATTGTTAGAGCATTTAGTCACTTTAGCTATCAAGACGGCGACGGTGATATAAAACAAGTGCCTGTAATGTACGGTGACATTACTAGACAAGTTGCTAGTATCATAAGAGACAACAGTGAAAATAAACTGCCAAGTGCTCCACGTATGGGTGTATACATTACTAACTTGCAAATGGATAGAGCTAGACTTAGTGATAGTAGTTATGTTAACAAAATTAACTTGCGTGAAAGAGCTATTGACAGCGAAACTGGTGAATACCTAAACGAACAAGCTAGAGGGTATACTGTTGAAAGATTGCATCCAACTCCTTATATGTTAAGTGTAAATGTAGATGTATGGAGTACCAGCACTGATCAAAAGTTACAAATACTAGAGCAAATATTCTTTTTGTTTAATCCTGATTTAGAATTCCAAACCACAGACAACTATGTTGATTGGACAAGTTTAAGTGTTTTACAAATGGAAAACATTACTTTTAGTTCTAGAACAATTCCAGTTGGCACAGAAACAGAAATTGATGTTGCAACACTAAGTTTCAACGCACCGATTTATATTTCGCCACCTGCAAAAGTTAAAAAACTAGGTATAATTACCGACATTATTACCAGTGTATACAATCAGGATGCAGGCACAATCAGTCTAGAAGGATTCAATCCACCAACTGACGGTAAAGCGTATGCATCGTCAGGTACAGTTGTTTTACCAGATGGTACTGTTGTTGACGACGGAGGTTTAGGACTTTCAAGCACTATAATCAGCGGCAGTGGTAGACTAGATTTAAGCAATCCGGTAGTGGCAAGTTACAGGAATTTTGATATTATTGTTAGTGATGCTACCGCAAAATTAGCTCAAAACAAAAGACTACGTGTTGGTGAAATCAGCTGGCAAAATGTTTTTGAAGCAGAAGCACCAGCTAAATTCCAACCTAACATTAGTCAAATCAAACTGTATAGATCAGAATTGCTTACACCAATAGTAGGTACAATTTACTATGGCAATCCAAATGACAAATTCTTAATTAATATTACATATGATCCTGACACATTGCCAAGTGATACGCTGATTGCAGGTGTTACTACTAGAGGCAGTGTTGATGGTATTATTGATCCTATTAAGAAAAGTCCAAAATCTGACAAAGCAACTAGAGGTGCAGGATTAAGATATTTGTTCTTAGGACCAATAGGTGGTAAGGTTGAAAGAAAGTTTACAATAACAGAAAGGTCTAGTAGAATAGATACCGATGTTGATGCTGATAGAATATACAGTCACAAAGTTTATGTTGACGGATTAGAAGTTAGTACAACTAATCGCACAATTGACGAAAAGTATGTTATTGACTTTGTTACACTACCAGATTTTAATAGTTCTGTAAGATATGAATTGTATTTGAACGAAGATGGTGCTGATGATTGGAAAAACGCAGATAGCAGTGATTTTGTTGCAGATTCAAATGATATAGTAGAATGGGATGGTACAAAATGGAACATACTATTTGATGCATCAGAAGAAACTGCTCTAACATACATAACAAATGTAAATACAGGACAACAAGTTTATTGGAACGGTTACTATTGGCAAGCAAGTGTTGACGGATACTATCCAAGAGGCACTTGGGAACTATCAATCTAACATATATATTTTATGAACGCAATTATTTGTAGTGGTGCATTATTTTATGCACTAGATACCAAAAGATTTTTATTACTACACAGAGCAAATGGTAGAAAAAATAAACTATGGGGATTAGTTGGAGGCACCAATGAAGGTGTTGAAACTCCATGGGAAGGTTTACAAAGAGAAATAAAAGAAGAAATTGGTAGTGTTGATATTAAGAAAACTATTCCATTAGAAACATTTATCAGCAACGATGACAAGTTTCATTTCCATACATATCTTTGTGTAACAGAAAAAGAATTTTTACCTAAACTGAATTTAGAACATGACGGATATTGTTGGGTAAGTTTTGGTATGTGGCCAAAACCTCTACATTTTGGTTTGCATAACACTCTCAAGAGTAAAACTAATACACAAAAATTAGAAACAGTTATTCAGCTTGTTGATATGATTGCTTAAACTGTTCTTCTAGCCATTCAAAATCATTTATCTTTTTTAATGCCTCAGGATCGTTTACAGAACTTTCACCGTATTTTTTACCAAGAATAGCACCCGCAATTGCAGCATCTCCAAACGGTTTATCTGATCCTTTTGTACACCATGCATCTAATCTAAATTGTGTTTCGTCATCTTTTTGTCTGTCAATGCTACGGCTTGCTAGTTTTACACACTCACGGAAGCCACTACGCCATGCACTAAATGCATCTGTATTAAATGCAGTTGTATTACTCATTTCAGGTATTGCTTTGAAATTTTTACTAATACTTGTTGTCATGTCAGGTTTGCTTGTATCCATGTCAATTGTTAATTGTCTTGGTAACAACTTAACGCCACCATATCCATATACAAGACTATTAATAGGATTATAGCTACGCCAAACGTAAACTGTGCTACGCCCGTCTATGTCATATCTTGCTATTTGATAATCAAAATTAAATGTATCAATTATTTGTGCATCGCCGTCTACTACATAAAACATTTCTGTCTCAGCAGTTTTTGCTGCCATAATATGCGCTTGGTGAATACCTTCTACACCGTGAACTCTGTGTATAACTCTATCAGGAAATTGTTGTTTTAATTTTTCAAAATTTTCATCTGCATTTGGTTCGTTATAACTAATAAAAACAATATCATAAGGTTTAGGTACACTTGCTACTTGATCATATTCTTTTTTAATTGCTAAAAATCTATAATCAATTTCACGTTGTGTTAAAGGTTTGTGTACATTGGTTAGCATAACACCATCATAAAAATCTTTGTTTTTCCAAACGTGATTAATTTTTCTTTCATATTGATTATGATAGCTTATATAAAAATTCCAATCAAAATCTTTTTCAATTTCGATGTCTTCGTTTATCATAAAAAACATTTCGTTATCAGTATCAGCTAATGCTTTTTCATAATCTTCAAACGTGTTTACAGTGAACACAGGATATGGTTTTGGATTGCTTACTACAATATCCCATTCTTTTTTCTTAATATAAAATCTGTGTTCTACTTCTTTTTCACTTACTAATAAATGTCTGCTAAACAGTACAACACCGTCTGTGTGTTTGCCGTTTTTGAAAATATGATTTATTTCTCTATCGTATCTATTGTGATGACTAAAGTAGAAATCAAATTCCCAATCGTTGGCAATTTCTACATCACTAGGTACACCCCAAAACATTTCGCTTGTTGAATTATACAATGCTTCTGTATAATCTTCGTAATTGTTTATTGTAAAAATATCATATTTTTTTGGAGTGCTTGCAATTTTATCATGTTCTTTTTTATCAATATAGAATCTATGTAGTAATTCTTTTTTGCTTACTTCAGCACTGGTGCTGTATAAAACAATACCATCATAGTGTTCTCCATTCTTAAAAACATGAGTAATGTCTCTATCTAAAACATTTGTTTCATTGAAATAATCGTCCCATTCAAACTGCTGGTTTGGAATAACATCACTTGGAATACCCCAAAACATGTTTGTGGTACTGTGCTGTAATGCTTCTAGGTAGTCTTCATACGTATCAATAGTAAAGCGTTCAAACTGCTTGCTTCTACTAACAACCTTGTTGTGTTCAATTCTATTTGCTAAAAATCTATATTCAATTTCTCTTTCACTTACTGGTGCATTTTTACTGAATAAAACAACACCATCGTATTTGTTTTTGTTTTTCCAAACATGATTGCTATTACGACTTGTATCTTGATGGCTTAGATAAAAATCAAAAACACTTTCGTCTAATATTTCAATGTCACTAGGAACACCCCAGAATAAATCTGTTGTAGATTTTTCCATTGCTTCTAGATATTGCTCATATGTGTTAATTTCAAATCTGTCGTATTTTCTTGGCGTACTTGCCATAATACGTATTTCTTTTTTGTTTGCAAAAAATCTATGTTTTAGCTCTCTATCAGTAACACGATAATGTTTTGGTACTAGTGCAACACCATCTAGTTGATCAATGTCACCGTTACCAAATACATGAACATAATCGTAACTCCATTCGTCCGGTGTATAACTGAACTTAAATGTATCTCTAATCATTATGTCATCATACACTAACCAAAACATATCTGTGTTGCTGCGTTGTTGTGCTTGTTCAAATGATTCTACAACCTGTAAATTAGGTATACGTTTAATAAGTTCTGCATGACTTGTTCTGTCATCTCCTATGTAAAAAACTTCAAACTTTTCTTTACCATAATAAGGATCATACTCACCACAAATATAACTGTGTTTTTTTGTTTCATAACTGCCTGGTTTTGTAGGAACTAGTTGTACTTTACTCCAGCTCATAACTTCTCTGCTTTTCTTGTATACATATGGAAAAGCATGAATATAGTAGTCATCATATTGTGGTCTAAAGTACCAAGGAAAACTATCGTAAATTTTTATATCAGGATCTACAAGCCAAACATAATCAACAGATCCAACCCAATCTTCTATTTCAATTTCATTATTAACAACAGGATACTGATCAAAGATATGCTTTTTTAGATAGTCTTGTCCATTATGTACAGGATGATTAAATCTTTCAAACTTATCTATTGCTCTCATAATAGGTGTGCCTTTGTTCCAATGTGTGCTAACACTATGTCAGCATCTAACCAAACATCTATGCCGTGATGCATTGCTTGATTACAAAAATATATATCTTCGCCACCAAATGTATCGGTGCCTTTATTGTATTCATGAGAAAACCAAGGTTTAGGTAACTCACTGTACACACTGGCTTTGGTCAACATACAACCCATGCCTACACCCCATATTTTGTGTAGTCCTGTTTTCTTATCAAATCTTTTATCAGTATTGTTAGGATCTGTAAAAGCAACACTACGATAAGGAGCATATCGTGTGCTATAGTTTGCTGCAACAATATCTTTATCGTGTGCAGCCAATCTTTCAAAAACATTATGAGGAAAATGAATATCACTGTCTAACCAAAGTATATGACTCGGATTAGTTTTAAGTGCTTCATTTACAAGTGCTGTACGCTGATCAACAATAACACTACCTACAATAATGTGCAAGTCATAGTCAATAGACTTACTGGTAAGTCTACTGGTTAAAAATGCTAATTGTTTTGCAAAGGCAGTGTGTACAGTATCTCTAGCAGGAATACAAATGCTAAGTTTCATTACAACATTGTGCTTGGTACAGTTTCCTGGTTAAGATCTTTTTCTGCTGCAATAGTAAGTTGGTTCCAATTACGTGCTGATTGTGTAGCAACTTTTACACATTCTTGAAAATCATCTTCTGACAAACTAGCCATTTTAATCATGTTCTCTGGCTGCACTTTACCAATAGTTAGTAGGTCAGCACCTGCTGCTTTACCGAATGTCATAATCCAATGGATTCTGTCATCATCGTCTGGAATATCCATTGCATCAATTTCTTTATTAATTTCAATTTCTAATTGCGCATCGCCAATTTCCAGTGTTTTGAGAATTGCTCTCTTACGAGATTTTGTATATGCTTGTGCTAAGTCAACATTTAAGACTTCATAGAGTGATTTCATGTATAATGCTCCTTTATACTATAATATAGTATATTATTGTTTGATTGTCAAGTCTTATGGTAGAATTGGGAAGTAATATCCTCCAAATGTACTACTCATAGTAATGCTACCAGTGCTAATACCAAGATAGGCGCCGAGATCAGCTCGTAAGGTGATCGGTGTTGAACTACCGCCAAAATAATTTCTTATCTGGCTCATTGTAATCGGGTCGCCTGTTGGTGGTAATGCCATTACTTATTCCTGTTTTCGTTCATTGTAGCACATTATTTAACAAGTGTCAATTGGCAGTAGCCATTTACTGACTACTGCCTTGTTTTATTATTTATCTGCTAGTTTTTTAACTATTTCTTTTAGTTCATCAATTTGTTTTTGCTGTTCCTTAAACGCTTCAATAAACGCACCTGCCATTGCTCCGTAATTAACAGTTTTCATACCGTTGTCTTCTACATGTACAACTTCTGGGAAATATTGTTCAACTTCTTGAGCAATCACACCCATGTGTTTACGTATTGTATCTTCTTGATCAGTACGAGTAAATGTTACACCACGTATGCTTAGGATCTTAGTTAAAGGATCTGCAATAACTTCAATGTTGTCTTTGATTCTAGCATCTGAATATGCTGTAACTTCGCCTGTGACAGTTAGGTTACTGCTACTAT